CTGTTCATTCTGAACCGGCATTGGAATAACATTCACAGGAGGTTCTGGTGCTGGTCCCACTTTTTTAGAAACGTCTACGTCCTTCTTAACCGGAGTAAACATATCACCAACAGGTAATGTTGGCATTTTGGCAACGTATTTGTTGGTGTCAACAACAGAATCAGATATATTCAATCCAACATTAAAATCCACACTTCCTTTGGTTACTTGATCTGCCTGAACCGATTTACTTGCATCACCCTCAATTTGAGGTTTTTCTTCTGCACCTTCTACAACAGGTGGAGGTGTATCAACTACATTTAAACTTCCTTCACCATACTGTGCGGGTTTTTCTGGATCAATATCACCTTCCTTCGTTCCCTCCGTTTCAGCAGTTTTACCCAACATAGTTTGTTGTGGTTGAGCACTTACATCTGGTGTTTTTGTATCCCCAGATTTAAGATCATTAATTTTTTGATCCAACTCTGCAATCGTTGATTGATATTCTTCTCTATCAATGCGACCACTCATAAATTCTTGACGAATCCCAGCCCTTTCATTCTTAAGTTCCTGAACCTCAGGACTAACTTTTTCACCCATCATTGTCTCTGTGGGTTCTATTAATGATGGACCACCTTTTGCCTCTGGATTTTCTAGATTTAATGGTTCATTATTGGTGTTAAGACCTTGTTCACTTGGAGGTTTTGCTGGGTCAACATCTGGTAAAGGTTCCTCATTACCACCAGTCAAACTCTCAGCAGCAGCCCTAAAATCAAGATCTTTTAGAACTGGTATCTTATCAAATCCTAGATTTTCTTTAATCTTATCCGCTTCAGTAAGTAAAAATCCTAAAAAGGCTTTTAGTGGTTTCTGGAAAATTCCAGCAGCAGCGGCAATACCAATAACAAGACCAATTCTAGAAAACTTACCTCGCATTGCAGCAAGGGCAGTTTTATAAATTGCAAAAGTTGCACCTATAAAACTAAGATTTTGAATTACATTATCTCTAATTTCTTCTAACTTTTCCTTATTATTTTCACTGAGTGCTTTGATTGTCTCAACACCCTTGACTAATAGCCATCCACCAAGAAGTGATGTAAAGAATCCCCCAAGACGACCTAGTGTAAATTGTGCAGTATCGGCAATCTTTTGGAGTGGTGCAAATGTCTTTGCCTGTATCTTCCTCTCAATCTGACTTTCTTTTCCTTCTCGCAGTTTTGCTTCTGCTAATCTTCTTTCTAATTCTTGTTCCTGTGCTTCTTTCTGTCTTTCTAAAGATTGTGAATTTGCTAAGTTTTGACTAATAACTTGAAGAGATTGTGTAAAGGAATTCATCTGGTTAGTGAGACCTTGTATCTGATTTGATACAACTCCCAGTTGCAATGAATTCCTATTAATCAGTCCAGTAGTAACAGGATCTGGTTGTGCAGGAGGTAACGCCCTGCCTGTAAAGGCAGCAGGGGATATTCTTCTGGATCTACCTATGAGTGGAGATACTTCAACCATTCTGTTGTGCTTTTAGGTTTTCTTCTTCAATATACTGTTGGAGGAAAGCAAGGTAAATTTCTTTCTCCCAAGGTATCATATTTTCTAGCTCTGTCAAGCTATATTTATGATGTTGCATCAAGGCAAAATTGACGCGAAAGTATGACTCAAGGTCAGTATGAGCCATACTCACGCGAAAAAACTTGCTAGACCCTCCAAGACAACTTCATTCTCAACCTCAGTGTTTGGATTCTTGACGGTAATTGTATGAGAAAGTTTTGGCATGGTAGTAAAGAAGTTCTCAATTTCTTTAAATTGCTTAGAACTTAATTGCTCAACAAACTCTTTCAGTTCTTTCTTAGTACAATCTGATGCTGACCAAGATTCTTCTTCATTATAAACTTGTTCAATGCAAGATGTAATAATTTCAAAGGTATCATCGACATCCACATTTTCAAGAGCAAAATTGTTCTTGATAAATTCTTGCATCGAAGGATATCTCATTCTGAGTGTGAGACTATCATCAAGACGGATATCCTTTGAATGATTTTCATCGACTTGAATTTGAATCTCGTCCAAACTAATTGTCATTGGAACTTTGGTTACACCATCGTCTGGACATGTAATCAGAACTTCGACTTCTTCACCAACTGATTTACCACGAATATTGAGGAAAAGATATTCAATATCAAAAGTAGAAAGTTCTTCTACTTTAACTCCTCTGGTTAAGATGCAACTTTTAATCACATCTTTGACTGCATTGGTAATCTGAGATGTGTCCTCAGACTCCATTGCAATGATTAGAATCTTCTCTTCTTTAACTAGAAATGGTCTATACTTAATCTTTTTTCCAGTTGAAGGAATCACCAACTCATACGTTGGTGTAGAAATTTTTGGTAAAGGCATTACAATCCTTACAAATCAGTAAAATTATTTAGTGGTGCATTATAATACCTTTTCCCCAATGATACTGCCAGAGTATGCAGATCCATTCAATAGACCGAAAGAATTTCCAATATCAAAACCAGTTGCAGAATTGGGCGAAAATGCTGCTGTTGAATTAAAATTGGAGAGAGAATTATAATTTGAAGAAGCAGAATTTCCAGGGGCAGAAATTCCTAAATCTAAATCGAAGTTGCCATTAAATGTATCTGCAATTGGCACTCCACCAATTGTCGCTGCTCCTGATTCAGTAGAAGATGAATTTTCTTTATTACCATCTACACCCTTATAGGCATCATAAGAATATGATCTACCAGAAATATATCTCTCATAACTAAACGATGCAGTTGCTTTCAGAATGTTAGATCCTTCATATGAAACTGTCGTCGAGTTTAATGAAATTGGAAATAGACCAAAAAATCTATATTCAATATATCTCTGATAGTTTCTTTCGAATTTTATAATTCTAGTTTCATTACACTTATATTCAATTGGATATCTCATTCTAAAATAGTATCCATTACGAAGTGGACTGACTCTATCACCAGCAGCATCAGTTGTACTTGCACTGGAAATAAACTCCATCCAGTGTTCTAAAAATTTAAGTGACTTATATGAGTTATCAACATAAAAATCCAAGTCCATTTGCACAAAAGTTCTTGTATGTGCAAACTTTTCTGCAATCCCCATAAAGTTGCCAACAACATCAGTGGTAGCAAATCCACTTCCAGGCAAAGATGCCCTACTACATAAAAGACCAATAGACTCTGTAAGGAATCTACGATCCATTCCTCTAAGTCTTAAATGCTCTGCGAGACTATTACCAAAACCACCAAATTCAATCAAATAATGTGATGTCTGTGCCAGATTGGTGAGAGTTGGTTTGATTTGAGATATTTTTTTCGGAAACGGTCTAGGCACTCTAAATATCTTATATGTGATTGTTATAGTTATTTAGATGTCATATAAGGGAAAATACAAACCAGAACACCCAAAGAAATATAAGGGCGATCCAACCAATATCATCTATCGTTCCTTATGGGAGAGAAAATTTATGAGATATTGTGACTTGAATGAAAACGTTTTGGAATGGCAATCAGAAGAGTTTTGTATTCCCTATCGTTCCCCAATTGACAATAAAGTTCATAGATACTTTCCAGACTTCTTTATCAAATATAAAGATGTTAATGGAAGAGTTAAATCTTCTTTGATTGAAGTTAAACCTCTCAAACAGTGCTCTCCCCCACCTAAACCCAAGAGGCAAACAAAGAAGTATCTTGGTGAGGCATTTGAATATGCCAAGAATCAAGCAAAGTGGCAGGCAGCAAAAGAATATTGTAAAGATCGTATGTGGGAATTTAAAGTCCTAACAGAAAAAGAACTCGGTATTAAGTAATGGCAGAAGCAAGAACCATTAAGAGTGGTGGTAAAGTTGGTAAAAAATATTATTATGTTTATGAAACTGGTGAAGTTACATCCAGCAGTGATCCGACTATTGCCGTAGGTTCTAATGTTTATGAGCAAGAAATACGTAAGGATCCAAGACCAGCAAAAGATAGACCAACAGACACTGACGAAAATCGAAATAGAATCCGTAGTGTAACAAATAGTCTGATTGGAATTAGAGATCCAGATGTTGTAATGGCACAACTATTACAGGTTTTGGAAAAGGCAGACGCACCAATACCAGGCAAATATTATGTTTATCGTTATCGTGCTATTACACCCAACATAAGATACGATAGAAATCCTGTTGTTCAAATGCGTATGCCCTTTGGAAATGGTTGGGTTGCACAGAACTATCATTGGTTGGGTAGAGGACAATCTGTAAGAAAATAT